CGTAATGCCGCTCCAATAGGAGCCTTACTTACGTCCCCATTTAGATGTACATCTACATGGGGGTAACAGTCTTCATTGCTGATGCATTGAATACTGAGTTTGCCTCATATCCATTAAGGAAATGGGCAAAGATCTCGCCAGAGGACAACCCCTGGCCGAGTTCTCGCGAAATTATATTCGTGAAATGGAGGACCACTTTTGTAAGTGGGTCCCCCATGAGTATCCCTCTATACAGAGTGATAACTCTGGTATCCCCTTCCACAGGGGAACCAATGTCTCTTAACGGCCCTGTGGCCGTGAAGAAGACCTGTCGTGGCTGGAAGCATACTCCCATCACGATACCTTGCAGAATTTGTGGTATACCACATTTCTGCATCCATTTGCGAGAAACAAGTCTCGCAAATGAGTGTACCAGGCGGTCCGTTGCCTCCTGGTAATCAGTGCTGCAGAACCAAAGGTCCTGCCAGCGCACGACTCGATCGACGTGGTCGGAAAACGAGTCTTCTTCTCTTCTTTCTCGGTCTTCCGAGAATAGAAGTTCATACATCTCTTCTGAGGTAAAGTCCTTAAAGAGATTCCATCCGTGATGGGATTTACCCATCCCGGATTCTGAGCTCTTGAAACCCTTCTTCAAAGGCCAAGAGCATATCTTGGAGATTGTGTCTAGCACAATCTTCAAGGCTGCGCGTCCTTTTGTAACGACGCGAGCTTTGCTAGGTTCTTTCACAACTGTGAGAGAAACCTGTCTAAGTTCTTCTGGACTTGTCCAGAGAACTTCATCTAGGCACGCATGAAAGATTGCGGTGCCTATGCTCTCGAAATCGTCCTTTTGACGGTATTCGAGTATTTTGCCGGTGTCCATGTCCCTTATGGGAATGGGCATCTCGTCATATTTACGCATTAGCGTCAATATGGCCTGGGCTGTGCCCCCATCTGCTCTGTTGGATTCCCAACAGGCAGATCCTGTAACTGTGACCCGAGCTTTCGTGTCCAGTCCTGTAAAAATGTGATCGGGTATTCCCCCGATCGCATTGTCGATCGCAACAGCCACTAGTGCTGATTGCGTCGCTGTCATTTCCGGAGGCGGTTCAGAGACCGACTCAAGGAACTTCCTCTTGCTCCTTAGGACAACAAGAGGAGGAGGTGTCCCAGATCCTCTCGTCTGGGACAAGGTTCCCGCCAGGAAAAGCCTGGGGAAACCGTCAAACTTCACCGCCCAGCTCCAAGCTGGCCGGAGAAATGAACTAACCCACCTAGGTGTGTTGTTCATAGCGGAAAATCCTCCGCTTGGTTCATCCAGGTGTATAACCTGCTTGAACGCCTTACGAGCCCTCTTGAGGTCCTCGTAATGAGTGATTTGCTCTTGCAAAGAGAAATCAGTAACCTCTCCGTCGAAGAATTCGTCCGTGAGGAGGATCGAAATACCCTGTAGGGTAAATAGATCGAACTTTTCCCAATCCCAGACTTCTTCTGGGAATGAGAGAAACCGTTGAAGGAATATTCCGTCAACGGTTTTCAGTACCTCTAGGAGCCTTTGGGCTCTATAGGTTTTATTCCTTTTCTTCTCATAGGAAGCAAAGGAATCTTTCTCCTCCTTAGTCCACACGGGATCATGGAGGCCTCTAACGAAGAATGAAATTCTTCGGAAGAGAGTAATGGCGAAGTTCCTTAGAGGATCTTCACCTTTCGCACTTTTGCGAGCCCGCTGGAGCCGATGGCCCCAATGGGTGTGGCGGAAGAGCAGATGCATCTTCTCGTCATGATCATCTATCTGGGTAAACCAGGTGATGTTCTTCCTGTCCGAGCCGACCAGGTCGGGTCGGATCTTTCCCTGGAGCCGGTGGCAACCACCGGCCCAGACGTTTATAACGGGCTTCTCAGCGCAGTACTGCGATGCGAAGCAATAGCCTGCGATGACCTTGAATGGGTCTTCGTAGACATCACGGTTATCAGTGTGACTGACACCGGGTACATCCTCTTCCATGTCTTCAGAAGACATGTCTAGAGAGCCATCATCGAAATAGCTTTCGATGGGGGCTTTGTCAACCTCTCCGTGGTTATCCACGGAAGGGAACAGGAAACCGTCCTCTAGGAGGAAAGGTTCCACTTTCTTCGAAACGGGTCCGCCCGCTTTTCGAAGCGTCAGACAACTTGGTACCTGCTTGAGGTACAAGTTGTGCGTTCCTCGAACATAAAGTTCGAGATCGCGTGGAATGACATTGCGGTCTAACCGCCTGTCATAATAAAGTTTGCTTTCTTCGACGCGGGAGAAAGCATAACCTGAGCTGAGAACTGAATAGTTCTTGAGCTTCATACCTAGTTGCCACCTAGTGTGGA